TGCTTTGCGCCATTGGAGTTAGAGCCATGAGATACGTAGCAACCAACGGCACAGCGATGCCAGTACAAGAGGAGAGAACGATGAGTGAGTTTGATAAACTAAAAAAGCCCTTACCAAACACATCATCATTTGACGTGCAAGATGAATGGCCATTGGAACTAGAGGCTTATAATAGAGGATGGAATGATGCTTTAGAAGCCGCCCGTGAATACGCAGCCTTAAAGCGCGGGGACATGGTGCTTGTGCCGAGGGATTTTATGCAAATTTTAGCTGAAACTTTAATTATTGCGAAAGATTGGAACGCTCCTGACTATTATGACATAGAGGTGTCAGAAAAATATAATCATTTAAAAGATCCAGAAAGTCATGAGCCAGACTGGCTGTGTTTATATGAAATAACTCGTGAACTTAAAACTATTATAGCCGCAGCGGAGGAAAAACAATGACACTATGGACATATGAGATGGATGGCGTGAGATATGATCATCAGTTTTGTGATTTTATGGATGCTTTCAAGGATGCTGAGGAAAGGTTTGCTGAAAAATGCTTAGAACAAGACCCGCGAGATGGTGAGGTGTTTAGCAAAGCAGTAAAGTTTATAGAATATGAATATGATGATTTTGCAGAAATGGATATTAAAGACACTGTTATGGACGATGTAATTTATGCGCACCGCCGCAGCGACCGGGAAGAGCACAGTACAATGCATACAGGCATAGGGGGATCATTGTGACTGAAGATGAATTTTTACAGCAATTAAAAGATGCACATACGAGAGGTCTTGTTCAGGGATTGGAATCAGCCGCAGAAGCTTGTAAAGCCGCAATTGATGAGCATAATCTTAGGGGATCACACAAACAGCACATGTTAGAGATGCAAAGAATATTTCTGTCTTCAGCTCAAAAGATGAAACATAGTGAGAATTAAAATGACACCGGAAGATATAAAGCGCATACGCAATAAGCTAGGTATGACACAGCAAGAGCTTGCTGATGCACTGAGAATGTCACGACTTAATGGTGGCAGGACAGTCAGGAAATGGGAATCAGGCGATATGCAGATAAATGGCCCGGCTAGTCTGGCTCTTGAATATATGAATAGGAATGTATTAGAGCATAAGGCGGATATAGATAGACCAAAAATAGTTATTGAGCATTTTAAGGACTAATACTTGATAAAATTTCATAATTTGGTATTGTGAGAGTATGACAGAACACTATAAAACCCTCACACTTCAATCTAAAGATTTAGTGCCATATGCGCGAAATGCCCGGACGCATAGCGATGAACAAGTTAATCAGATAGCATCCAGCATAAAAGAATTTGGCTTTACTAATCCTGTCATAATTGACGAGGACAATGGTATCATTGCGGGTCATGGCAGAATAATGGCTGCTAATAAGCTTGGAATAAATGAAGTGCCTTGCGTTCAGGTTAATGGATGGAGCCAAGCCCAGAAGAAAGCGTATGTGATTGCAGACAATAAGCTGGCATTGAATGCCGGATGGGATGAGCAGTTACTTTCATTGGAATTTCAAGATTTGCAAGACATGGATTTTGATCTGACGCTAACAGGTTTTACAGATGATGAGATACAGAATTTATATCCAGATGATTTGAATGAGGGCTTAACTGATGAGGATGAAGTCCCTGAAGCGCCTGAAAAGCCTGTTACTATAGAGGGCGATATATGGATACTTGGTAATCACAGGCTTATGTGCGGTGATAGCACTGATGCGGGAAGCGTTGAAATACTTATGAACGGTGAAAAGGCCGATATGGTTTTTACTGATCCCCCATATGGTGTTGATTATGATGGTGGTAGCAAGAAGAGAGAAAAACTGAAGGATGACCATAGCGGGACAGATATTTATCAAAGAGTCGTTCCCATTATAGCAGATTACTGTGTTGGACCTTGTTATGTCTGGTATGCAGACACAAAGCCTGATGGTCTTTATGGTGCTGTTAAACTGGTAGGCGATATACACGCCCTAATTATATGGGTGAAAAATAATGCAACATTTAATATGAACATACAGTATAAACAGCGACATGAGCCTTGCTTATACTGGAAGCCAAAAAATAAAACATTAAAGTGGTCAGGACCAAGCAACGAAGAAACAGTTTGGGAAATAAACAGAGAGGCAAGCAATAATTATCATCCAACCCAAAAGCCAGCAGCACTTGCTGAGAGAGCAATAAAAAATCATAAGGCTGACAATGTGCTCGATTTGTTTCTCGGTTCTGGTTCTACACTTATAGCTGCTGAAAAGACAGGCCGTAAATGCTACGGCATGGAACTTGATCCGGCATATTGCGATGTAATCATAAAGCGCTGGCAAGACTATACAGGCCAGAAAGCGACAATGGCGGGGGATACTTACGAACAGGTTAAAGAGGCAAGGCATGGCTAAAGATAAAGGCGGCAGACCCACAAAAATGACAGATGAGACAGTTAAAAAACTGGAAGAAGCCTTCGCTAATGGCGCAACAGATGTGCAGGCTTGTTTTTATGCTGGAATTTCAAAACCTACCTTGTATAGCTATCAGGAAAAATATCCTGAGTTTCTTGACCGAAAACAAGGGCTTAAGTCTCAACTAGGTTTGATATCAAAGAATAAACTAGCTAATGCAATACGTCAGGGCGATGTAGCTAAGGCGCAATGGTATCTTGAAAGAACTGATAGCGAATTTAAGCTTAAATATAATCAGGATCATACCAGCAGCGATAACAGCATGACGCCACAAGTGATTGAGCGCGTAGTTATAGACACGAGGGAAGAATGAACACACTGATGATGATTTTTGCTTATGGATGGGCTTTGCTAGGTGTGGCTAACGTTGCGCTAATTCCATTTGGCGAATGGTCAACTAATATGGTTTTGGCAGGTATAGTGCTTAATCTCTTTGTGTTTATATTTCCCGGCTATCTTGTCGGCGGAAAGGCGCAAGACCGCATTAAGAAATGCAAAAGCTAGTCATACCGACTCCCCGTTGGGCCTTACCTTTACTAAAGCCTGCAAGATACAAAGGTGCTAAGGGAGGAAGGGGATCAGGCAAATCTAATTTCTTTGCCGAGCTTGTTATTGACAGGATGGTAGAAAATCCAGACCTTTCAGTTGTCTGCCTTCGTGAAGTTCAAAAATCCCTTAAATTCTCAGCAAAAAAGCTAATCGAAAAAAAAATAGAGAAGCTAGGCGTTTCTCACTTGTTTGATGTTTACCTTACCGAGATAAGGCGCATAGGCGGCAGTGGGGTGTGTATTTTTGAAGGTATGGCGGATCATACCGCAGATTCTATAAAGTCACTAGAGGGCTTTGGTGTGGCTTGGTATGAGGAAGCGCAAAGGATGAGCCAGCGTAGTCTTGACTTACTTCGACCGACAATCAGGGAGCAGGGAAGTGAGATATGGTTCTCATGGAATCCAGAGAATGAATCAGATCCTATAGAGCAATTCATGGTGCATAATGATCCGGGAGAGCATATTCTTGTACACGTGAACTATTATGATAATCCATTCCTACCTGATACGCTGAAAGACGAAGCCGAATATGCCAAACGCGTAGATCCTGACAACTACCAGCATATCTGGCTTGGCGGATATAATATCAAAAACAATGCACAAGTGTTTCTTGATAAATGGGTTATTGAGGAATTTGATCCTATTGAAACATGGGACGGGCCTTACTTTGGTGCTGACTGGGGATTTGCTCAAGATCCTACGACATTAGTAAATTGCTATATAAAGGATAATTGCCTATATATTTACGATGAAGCCTATAAGGTGGGTTGTGATATTGTAGACACTCCGGCTTTGTTTGACAGTATCGAGGGGAGCAGGAGGCACAAGATACGCGCTGATAGTGCCCGGCCAGAAACTATAAGTCATGTACGTAATCAGGGATTTAATATTGATAGCGTTGAAAAGTGGAGTGGATCGGTAGAAGACGGAATAAGCTTTATACGTTCCTTTGAAAAGATTGTTATTCATCCTCAATGCCAGCATACGATAGAAGAGTTCAGACTTTATTCATATAAGGTTGACAGGCTTACAGGAGACATACTCCCGACCATTATTGACAAACACAACCACATAGTGGATGCTGTACGATATGCGCTTGCGCCCATAATCAAAAAATCTGGTGGGGGTTTTTACGTTCTATGAAGTTTTTTAATTTTAGCAAGAAAGAACATCCCCACGGTGCGGCTATGCTTATGGATAGTGGCGGGGGATACACAAAACGCCACAACAAGCGCGAATTTATAGAAGAAGGTTATCAGCATAACGTTATTGTTTACCGGGCAATTAGGGAAATTACTAATGCCATTGCAGATGTTGATATTAAGATAAAACAAAATGATGAAGTTATTGAAGACCATCCTGCATTAGAGCTTTTATCTGCACCCAATCCCATGCAGGGGCAAGGACAGTTTCTTAAAAACATTTTCACGGATTATATGATATCTGGTGAGATGTTTATAGCTAAGGACAAAGACGGGCTTCCCGTTGAGTTATGGCCTCTCAATCCTTTAAACATGGATGTAAAACCGGGTCCGGGTGGTATCCCTACAGCATACGTTCATAAGGCGAATAACAAGGAAAAGCAATTTCCTGTAAACTCTCTTGATGGCGGTTCACAGATATACATGCAGAAAATGTATAATCCGCTTGATTATTGGAGAGGCCAATCTCCTATGATGGCGGCCGCATTATCTGCAGATACACATAATCATGGCGTTCAATGGAATTATAAGCTGCTTAGAAACTCTGGAAGACCTTCGGGATTGATTGAATTCCAGAATGAGCCAAGTGGTGAGACGATCAGTTTTCTGAGGGAGTTTTTTAAAAAGCGCGTACAGGGAAGCGAAAATTCAGGTGAGATACCAATGCTGTCAGGCGGTGCCAAATGGCAGGCAATGGACAACACTCCAAGGGATATGGATTTTAATTCTACCTTGAAGGAAACAGCTAAATATATTGCCAGTGCTTTTGGTGTTCCCCTTCCTCTGATTGATAACGATGCGTCTACATTTAATAACTTAGAACAAGCCAAGGAAAGGTTATGGACTGATACAGTCATTCCCTTACTTAATGAGTTTCTCAATAACTTTGGTAACTGGCTGCTTCCTCTTTATGGCGATAACTTAAAATTTTTTGCTGATCTGGATTCTATCCCTGCACTGGAAAGCGTGAGAGAGCGCAGGGTTAACCGTACTAAGTCACTTGTTGATTCTGGTATTATGTCGATTGATGAGGCACGTGAAGATTTAGGGCTTGAGCCTAGAGGCGGCATGGCAGATTCGTTATTTGTTAACGGGGGAAAGATCCCGCTTGCTTTGGCGGGTTTTGAAGATGTAGTAGATGAAGATAAAGCCTATGTAATGGAGCTTAGGGCTGCTGGATATGATGATGCAGAGATCAAGGCTGTATTAGAAGATAGCGAGCGGGTTCCTCCTAAAGCAGCACAGAAAAATGCCAAACGCGGATTAGACTTAAGAGAAGAATACGGGCGCGGTGGGACTGGGGTAGGTGTGGCGAGAGCCAGAGATATATCCAATGGCGCAACCTTATCAGAAGACACTATACAGCGCATGGCTTCATTTAACAGGCACCGCGGTAATTATAAACCGGATGAGGAAGAATCTGATGGCGGGCCGACTGCCGGGACTATAGCATGGCTGTTATGGGGAGGAACTGAGGGGGTCGATTGGGCCTTACGTAAATCTGAAAAAATAGAGGAGCAAGAATAATGCCTTTACCTAAACCAAGACCGGAGGAAGACCGGGAAAACTTCCTAGAGCGTTGCATGAGTAACGATGTAATGGTGACTGAATTTGAAAATGGTGACCAGCGTTTTGCTATTTGTAATGCTATCTATGGCGAGCGTGAAGAGGTATCAAGTGGCCATATGGACGATGAGCAAATGCGCCAGATTACACGGCTTTTACGCGAAATGCTGGATGAATGACTTTGTTATTCTTGGCGGTGGTCCTTCGCTGACACAGGCGCAAGTTAACTACGTCAGGAATAAGGCCACAGTAATAGCTGTTAATGATACATACCGCCTTGCACCTTGGGCGGATTATCTTTTTTATGCGGACTGGAAATGGTGGAAATGGTGGGGCGATGATGTGCTTAAAACATTCCCCGGAGCCATTTTAACTTTACGTGAAAATAGACAAAAACATGCTAGCTTTTATTATCAGCCCGGACCGTTAGAAGGCTTATCAGAGTTCCCTTATATATCTACAGGCAAAAATTCCGGCTATATGGCTATTAATATAGCAGTTCAAAAGGGGGCAAGGCGGATAATTTTACTAGGCATTGATATGAAGGCGCAAGGTAAAAAGACTCACTGGTTTGGAGATCATAGGCAGCCAACGAGCTTATTTCAGGCTGAAGGTAAAAAGATGCTTCATTTGTATCGTGATAAGATGCTGCCTTACTTTGATACTCTTAGAGAGCCATTAAAGGAAAAAGGCGTTGAAGTTATAAATTGTTCTCCTGATTCCGATTTAGAAGTTTTCCCAAAAAGGATATTGTATGATGCTATATGACCCCATAATTATCACAGGCATTCCAAGAAGCCGGACTTCACTTGTTGCCGGAATGGTTGATGAGTTTGCTTTTGGTGGCGAGACAATAGGGCCGACAAGAGACAATCCTTATGGAGCATTTGAAAATCGCACTATACGGGAGACAATAGAAAAGCCAGCATTAAAAGAAAATGGCTTTGATCCTATGGGTCAAGATCCCCTGCCTGACAGACAAATTGAAATTCCTGATTTAACAGAGCGTGTTCAGGAAATCATGGCTAATGATGGCTATGAATCCGGGCCTTGGTATTATAAGGACTGTAAAACTATCCTGACTTGGAAGGCATGGGATGAGGCTTTCCCTGATGCAAAATGGATATGGGTTAACCGCGACCGTGACGAGCTTATCCATAGCCTGCAGAGAACGCACTTTATGCGCTGCTGTAATAATTTAGAGCAATGGGACAGATGGTGTGATCGATATACGGAATTTAAAAACCAAGCTGAGATTGAGATGCTGGAAGTTGATAGCGGTGATATAGATAGTATTCGGGAGGGAGTTGCCCTTTTAAAGCTTTAAGTAAGAGGGCAAAAGCTTTAAGTAACAAGCCAAAAGATTTAACTAGGCTGCTGAATTAGACATATGGTTGATTTCGTTAAAAGACAAGACAGACTGATGAGAGCGGTTGAAAGGCCGTTTAAGCGTAAAATTGTAAGTGAGAAAAATCGCTACATTAAACAGCAGGCTGAAAGATATCGTAAGACTGGAAAGCTAAATGAAGATGACTTAGCCGAGCATAAACAGAACATGGCTGAGTTATTCAGATTTTATTATAAGCGAATTATCAAAACTATGGTTCAAGAGGTAACGGATCAGACGTTACCAAAGCATCATTCATGGCGAATTGAGAAAAAGGCCGAGGCATGGGAGTTTTTTTATCGGCAATGGGTACAGGAACACGGTGCAAAAGAGGCTGAAACTGTAAGCCAGACAACCCAAGAGGATATACGCAGGACTATATTACAATTCGATGAAGGCGTGTCTGAATCTCAGGCTGTAAGACAGATACTCACTGTAAGAGGATTAAGTGCATTTAGAGCGGATACAATAGCTAGAACTGAAACCCATAATGCAGCTATGTTTGCCTCCAGAAGAACGGCGGAGAAGATATCAGTCGATACAGGGCGCAAGCTTTTAAAAAAGTGGAATCCTGTTATAGATGACCGTACAAGGCCGGATCATATAGATATGGAAGATACTGCACCTATTCCACAAGATGCGATGTTTAATGTAGGTGGTGTGAGAATGGACAGGCCCGGCGATCCAACTGCCCCGGCTGAACAAATCATTAACTGCCGTTGCGTGTTGACACATCGCCCTGTTAGGGATTAAGATAAATACGGCGATATAAGCGGGGGGTCGATTGTCTGAATTAGAACAAAAGCAAATCTTTCTACACGGCGAATTAAAAGCAGCACATGACGCAGAAGAAGGCGTCTTTGAAGGCTACGCATCTACATTTGGCAATATTGATGCAGTAGATGATATTGTATCCCGTGGCGCATTCTCTGAAAGTTTAAAGCGTAGAGAGCCTAAAGTTCTCTGGCAGCATGACATGCAAAAGCCAGTAGGAAAACTTATGGATGCGCGTGAAGATGACAAGGGGCTTTACGTTAAAGTAAAGATGGCCCTTAAAACTACGCTTGGCCGGGATGCTTATGAATATATGAAGGCTGATATTATTAATAGTCTTTCCATTGGCTTTATGGTTAAGGATGCTGAGTTTGACAGTAAACAAGGCGTAAGGGTTATCAAGGAGGCTGAGTTGTTTGAGTTTAGCCTTGTCACTATTCCAGCCAATGAAATGGCCACAATCACAGCAATGAAGTCCGCGCCAGATAATGAGCGCGATTTTGAGAGATTCCTGCGCAATGCGGGATACAGTCGCAATGTTGCTAAAGCAGTGACAGCGCGGGGTTTTAAGGGTTATCAGGACGTTCTGCGAGAGGCTGAAGATGATTCCCCTTGTGAAGATCAGCGAGAGGCTGAGATGGAGCAAATCAAAGAAACTTTATCCAACCTTTTAAAATCTATCCAAGGAGATACTAATGGCAGAACAACTAAACGAGATCAAAAGTCTGGTTGAAGGCGTTAATTCGTCTTTTGCAGACCTTCGTACAGAGCAAGAGAATCTGAAAGGCCGTCTTGACAGTCTTGATGATCTTAAGCTTGACCGTATGACGGATGACATTACCAAAAAGCTTGAGCAGGTACAGGAAAAGCAGGCTAAGCTTGAAGCCGCTTCTAATCGCCCCGGCGTTGAGAGTTCAGAGAAATCCGCAGAAAGTAAGGCCCAGTTTGATAAGTGGCTGCGCGATCATAAGGGTGGCAAGTCTGAGCTGGACATTCAAACGAAAGCAATGTCAACGGATGTAAACCCTGATGGTGGCTATCTTGTCCGCCCTGAGTTTGCCGACTTTGTTGTTGATCGTGTATTTGAAACCTCCCCTCTGCGTCAGGTTGCACGGGTGATTCAAATTGGCACGAAATCAATCGAGGTTCTGGTTGATGATGATGAAGCTGCTGCCCGCTGGATTAGTGAGGGTGCTTCGGGTGGTGAAACTGATACGCCTGAAATTGGCCTTAAAGAAATCACTGCCCATAAGCAGGAAGCTGATCCACGTCTTACGACTGAACAGATTGAGGACAGCGTTCTTGATGTTGAGCAATGGATTCAGGACAAGGTATCCAGCAAATTTGCACGTGGCGAGAATACTTCTTTCGTAACGGGTAATGGCGTTGGTAAGCCTCGTGGCTTTATGACTTATGATGCATGGGCGGCAGCAGGCACTTATGAGCGTAACAAGATTGAGCAAGTTAACTCTGGTTCGGCTTCGGCCCTTACCGCTGATGGCCTGATTGATCTGCAAAACGCTCTTAAAGAGCCATATCAGCCTAACGCGGTGTTTGGCATGAATCGCACGACTTTCGGTGCAGCCCTGAAGCTGAAAGGTAATGACAATTACTTCTTTAGCCCGACTCTGCTTAAAGATGGCAGTCAGGGCATGACGCTTCTTGGCAAGCGCGTTATCTTTATGGATGATGTTGCCGAGATTGGGTCTAACACTCTCTCAATTGTTTATGCTGACTTTAGCACGGCTTACACGATTGTTGACCGGGTTGGACTGCAAGTCTTGCGCGATCCTTACACCAATAAAGGCTTTGTTACTTACTACACTTACAAGCGCGTAGGTGGAGATGTGACAAACTTTGACGGTATTAAAATCCAAAAGATTGCTAGCTAATCATGATGGGGGCTTCGGCCCCTGTCTTTAACTTTTAAAAGGAGACTATCGAAATGGCTAAATTTGACGAACGCAACAATAAAGAGTTTGGGCTTGGTTTGTCCGCGACTCTTTCCGGTTCAACTCCGGCTTCGGGTGACTGGATTGATATGCAGGGCTATGAATCTGTTACCTTTACAGTATCTACGGGTACGGTAACGGATGCAGGTACGGCTTCCGGCTTTTCTTTTGAGGTGGAAGAAAGCGATACAACTGCTGCGGCTGATGCCTCAGCGGTTGCTGATGCTGATCTTATCGGGTCTGAATCTGATCTGACTGTTACGGCTGATGGCGATGATGACAAGTTTATTGGTTCTATTGGCTATCGTGGCGGAAAGCGTTATGTGCGGGTTACGGCAACCGGAACAACTGGCACGGATGCCGCTGTTACTGTACATGCTATTAAAGGCCACGGTGCGTTGCAGAAGAAAGCAACAATCGACACTGGTACAGCCGCTACCTAATTTAACAGAGCAGCCCTTACGGGGGCTGTTCGCTTAAAGGAGGACGGTATGAAAATCACAATGCTAAAGTCTGCTAAAGGTAGTGAAGACGGTAATAACGTCAAGCTGTATAAGGAAGGCCACATCTATGATGTATCTGATGATTTAGGTCAGGCATTTTTTGAAGATGGCGCTTGTGAATTGTATCAGGAAAAAGCAATGCAAGTTCCTGAGAACAAAGCTATCAAACCGCCTGAAAACAAAAAACGCAAAAAGAAGTAATTAAATGCGCAATGCCAGTATTACGGATTATATTACGGACTTTAGCGAATTAGCTATTGCTGAAAGATCAACATTAATTGATCTTGACGGTTCAATACCTCTTTCATCTCTCAGGGATACTCAGCAAACATCCGGCACTGGATCTATAACAGATACGGCAAGTGAATACGAAATTAACCATGCTGCATCTGGTGATTTTGCAAGACTGGCAGCAGCCAAAAGGGGCCGCTATCAGCCCGGCACAGTCTCTCAGGTGGGGATAGGTGTCAGGGCTACTGGGGATATTACAGATGGTGATGCAAGGCGTATATGGGGCTATTTTGATATGGTCAAGTCCGGGCGCGATGACACTGAAAATATTGAAGATGGTATTTTTTTTGGTGAGGATATAGATGGCATTTTTGTGCAATTAGTCAAAGATGGAACAACAACATTTAAGACTTATCAAAAAGACTGGAATGTAGCCCCTAACTATCCTATCAATTTAAAAAATGGTGCAATTTTTCAGATCAGTTTTGTCTATTATGGTTATGGACCAATAAAGTTTTTCTATCAGGATTTTACTAACGGTGATGCAAGACAAGAGGAAATTCTTTTACATTCATTTAGCCCGGATGGTGAGACGACTGTAAGCAAGCCAAGTCTTTTAGTTGGAGCTTTAGTAGAATCCAGCAATAGTAGCGATGATTTTTCTTTATTCGTAGGCGGGCGTAAATATAGCATTGAAGGCAGAACAAAACCTAAAACCCGAATTACTACTGAGAAAAATCTTAGTGTTACAGTTGGAACATCGAGTTTTGTTCCATTGATAAGCGTTAGAAGAAAGGTAGATTTTCGGCAGATATCTATTGATATTTTATCATTTTCGGTTTTAACAAATCAGAATGTCGAATTAATGCTTAGAGTTAATTCTACTTTAACTGCGGCGTCGTTTGGTGATGTATCAGACACGGATCAATCAGAAACTGCCAGCGAGGTTGACACTTCAGCTACAGCTATTGATATAAGTACAGGCGTAAAGATTAGTCAGGGTTTAGCATCTGCAGCAAGTGGAACAAACAGCTTTAATGCAACATCGGAAAAAGAGCTTCCATTTGATATTGGCGATGACGTTACTTTAACATTATGTGCAAAGGCTATTTCTACATCTGCGACAGTTAGCGGAATATTAAGCATTGTGGAGACGTGGTGAGATATAATCGCAAAACAGTAAGTATAGTTACGGCCCCGGCTACAGCACTCATATCTACATCGGATATGAAGGATTACTTGCGTGTAACGACAAGCGATGATGACGCTTTGATAGATGATTTTGTTTCTTCAGCTACAGAGCAGGTAAAGCAATACATTAGGCGAAGCTTAATTACAGAGACACTTAAATTAACTATGGATGGATTCGGCGATAATGCCGATATAGATGCGCGTCTTGATAGTTTAGGAGCGGGCGTTCATACCGTATCAAGAAATTATATATTAGGTAGACCGCATGAAGTTGATCTTCCCTTTCTTCCTATTCAGGTAATAAACAGCGTTACGACATATGACAGATCCAATAACTCTAGCGTGTTTTCATCTTCTAAATATGAACTGGATGAAACAGGCGGAAGATTATATTTGAACGAAGGCGAAACATGGCCGGATAATTTAAGGTCTAGGGAAGCCGTAGAGATTAACTATGACGCTGGATATGGCGATAGTCCGTCCGATGTTCCCGCGCCCATTGTACAAGCTGTCAAACAGCAAGTTGGCAAGATGTATGATTGCAGGGAAGCTTGTGAATTAAGCGATGCATGTAAAGGTATATTAGCACCTTACAAGATAATGGATAATCTGGCTTATTAAAATGAAATGCGGCGAGTTCCGGGCAAAAGCCTCACATTTTATAACGATACAGGAAAGATCCACAACAAGCGGGGATTATGGCGGCGTTTCTGTTACATGGAGTGATCTATCTACAGCATACGCAATGATTAAGCCTATGTCCGGCAGGGAAGTTTTTGAACAGCAACAAATGCAAAGCCGGGTTAAAACCAAGATGATTATCAGATATCAGTCAGCCTTAAAGGATACAGCGGATACGGCAGCTTACAGAGTTTCTTGTGATGGTCGGATATTTCCTATAGAGTATGTAACTAATCTTTCGGATGATATGAAGAATGAAGGTAAGGCATTTCAAGTTCTGTATTGCAGTGAGAATGCGCCGGAGGTTTGATGACGGTAGAGATTGAAGGACTAGAGGAATTTAATAAAGCCATTACACGATTTGCTAAAGACAATGAGAAAGAAACTGACAGGCTTTTGGCTGACATGGCTTTTGATACTCAGCAAGAGGCCGTGGATTTAATCAGGAAGCCTTCAAAGCCCGGAAAAACATATAAGAGACGTGGCGTTACTCACACAGCCAGTGCGCCCTTTAATCCGCCCAATGCTGATACCGGAAACCTTATGAGCAATATTAAGGTTGTACGTGAAAGAATGCTAAATTACACGGTAGGCACAAGAGGAAGTGGCGCACCTTATGGGCTTTATCTTGAGTTTGGAACAAGTAAAATGAAAGCGCGGCCTTGGCTGTCTCCGGCGGTAGATAAGATTTTAAAGCAATATAAAAGTGTGTTTGATAGATGAGCGATAGCTATAAACCATTATTGAAAGCAGTAATTGCTAAACTTAAAACCGATAACGTAGTTGCCGGGGACAGGGTATACACAGATATTCCGCAGAATGAGACTTTCCCTTATGTTCATGTTGCAGTTTCAGCTATACCTTATGCAACTAAAGATACAAGCGGAATGGAACACACAGTTCAGGTTCAGGCTTTTGACCGCACGGCAGATCCTGAGAGTGTGGCCGATATTAGATCAGCAGTGTTTAATTCACTTGACAGGAACGAAAGCGGATTGACGCTAGACACGGGCACGTTAAGTGTATTAGAATACAACGGAACGTCAGATATCTTTAAGGAAGGTGATGGCGTAACTTGGCAGGGATTAATTCAATTTAAGGCAATCATCTTTTAGGGGGCGAAATGACGACCGGATTTTCAGGCAGGAAACTTTTATTGCAGCGTGGTGATGGTGCATCTAGCGAGAGCTTCACGACAGTTGCGGCCTTGCGTACTAATACAATTACCTTTAACGAAACAGAAGTTGATATTACCAATAAGGACAGTTCCGGCGCACGTGAACTCCTGAGCGGTTCTATTGTCAAATCAATGAGTGTTACAGGTTCTGGGATTTTTACTGACGTAGCAGCGATGCAATCAGTATATAGTGATTATGATGCGGGCACTCATTCTAACTATCAGATTGATCTTGTTTCGACTGATGCGACTACGGGCGGTGAAGTATATACTGCGGCCTTTCGTGTAACCACATTTGAATTTGCCGGAGATTATGACGGTGAAGTTAATTATACACTTACGCTTGAAAGTGACGGGGCGGTAACTACAACGGCATGACCAATATAAACGGAATATTCCAGTTAGAAATTGATGGGCAAGAGCGTGAACTTAAAGCCAGTGTAGGGGCTTTAGAGCGTTTGGAAAATCATATCTTCAAGCGTCCTGCCGAGGCTGTTTTGAATGATTGCCTTAAAGATGGTATTATGACATCAACTCTGGTTGATACTATTCTTGTGGGCTTGCATGAGAACAGAGATACCCGCTTTAAGCGTGAAGATATCCTTAGCGAAATTGACAAGCGTGGCAAGCTGACTTTTTACCAGTTCTTTATTGAGTTTCTTGATTATCTTATCAGCCGTGGTAATGGCCTCGAATATGAGGAATCCCCGGAAGATAAAAAAAAATAGAAGCTGAATTTTTTCCCATTAAGGAATATTACAAAATAGGATGCGGTGTGTTAAAATATACACCGGATGAAGTGCGAGCTATGACCTGTAAGGAAATAGAGATAGCACTTGAGGGGCATCTTGAATCAATGGGCGTTACCCCTCCTGAAGAAAGATTTATGACTCGTAACGAGTTACTTAATATGATGGGGAAATAATGGCTGTCACAAAAGAATTAATCGCCCGATTTAAAGGTGACACCACGGGATTAAGAAGTGCTGTAAATCGTGCATCCTCTACATTAAGAAATTACGAAAAAACAACAGCCAAGACTTCAAGAGCTAATAACAAGTTTAACCAAACTGTTAAAGGCACAAGCGGGCCTGCCAGCAAGACAGCATCACAGGTAGATAAATTAAAAGACAGCATGAGGCAGGCGGCAAGCAGTATTGCCGTTGTTGATGGCCCTCTTGGTGGTGTGGCTTCGCGCTTTAATGCATTAGGAACTACACTGGGCAGAGTTGATCCTAAACTAGTAGGCGTTACGGCCTCTCTTATCGGATTAGCTGCTGCTTTAAGATCCGGCATTAGAAATTTTACCGTATTTGAGCAGCTTACTTTTCGATTAAATGCAGCTTTAGATGCTACGGGCAGAAGTTCAGAAGTATCATCTGGTAAACTGGAAAGCTTTGCTGAATCACTTGGCATTGAAACACTGACCAGCCGGGCGGAGGCTTTAAGAACTTTAGCCCAGACTCTTACATTTGAGAATATCAGGACTCAGGATCTTGAGAGGATCGTAAGTCTTGCTCAGGATATAACAGCTATATTCGGTGGTTCCTTACAGCGAAATGCATCCTTGCTTGCAAGAACTCTGGATGACCCTACACAGAGTCTTACGCGCCTTCAAAGAGTAGGTGTTACGTTTACAGAGACAGAGCGTGACAAGATTAAGGCATTAGCTGAGAGTGGTAAACTTTTACAAGCCCAAAGCCTTATATTAGATAAGTTTGCTAATGTTCAGGGGGCGGCAAAAGAGGAAGCGCGTGGTTTAGCAGGTGCAACAGATTCCCTTGGTGAAGCTTGGAGCAATTCGACTTCTAATCTTGCCCAATTGACCGGAGCGACTTCAGCCTTTCAATTTGGTGCAGAAACATTAACGACTGTTATTACAGGTCTTAATCAAGGTGCGAATGAGCTTGCTTTTAATTGGGGGTTCTTAACTGACAGAATAGCAGCGAGTTCAGTTGCACTTCAAAAATATCTTGGGCTTACAAGTGTAAGTACAGATGCAATTAATAAAGAACTGGCAGAAAGAGAAAAACTTACACAAAGAGTTGGCGAGCTTGTAAGAAAAGGTGTGGATTATACAGATGCAGTAAGGCAGGCCAAAGAAGAAATGGCCGGACTAGCTGACAGAAGCAGTAAGGTTAATATACCTCGTCCCCCAAGAGCTACACAGGAACAATTTAAGGCAGCGGAAAAGGCAATATCCGGTGTTCTTAATCCCTTAGAGAATTATCGAAACAAGATAGAGGCAATTAATCAGCTTGTTGAAAGTGGGGCATTGTGGGATGCAGCACAGCAAGAAGGATTGACAGTACAAGAAGCCCGTGCACGTCTCCTTACGGATGCATGGGAAGAATATACAGATGCTGTTAAGGCTTCTAATAAAGAGCAGGTGAGATTTAAAAACCAGATTGCGGATTCTCTTGCATCTGCAGGTACAAGTTTTGACAGCTTTCGTGATACTGCAGTTAATGCATTGCAGGATGTTTTAAAGAATATGCTGCGCCTTTCCATAGGCGGTTCTGCGGGTAGCGGTTTAGGTGGTACAATTGCTAAATCTATTTTTGGTGCATTTGGTGGGACAGGCGTTGCGGGATTTTCAGGGATATCTGCAGCCTCCACAAGAACAACCGGGCAGCTAACAGCGGCAGCAGGTTCAGGAGCATTTGCACCGGGACTTAATTCAGGTGGTAACATTCAGGTAAGTGGTAATGCGGGTATAGACAGAAATGCACTTTCTATTAACGGACAGCAGGTTGCAAGAGTATCAAGGGGTGAGAATATTAATGTTTCCAATGGTGGCAGCGGCGTTACGATTAACCAGAATCTAAACTTCTCTACAGGTATTCAACAAACTGTTCGCGCCGAGATATTAAGACTTCTCCCGGCTATTGAAAATCAAACCACGAGTGCCGTTGAAGATGCTAAGAGAAGGGGCAAGATGTAATGGCTACTTATCCTCTTAGTGTCCCATCCGGCTTAAAAGTTAAGCGCAGTTCCTTCCGTTTGGTTCGTGCTGTTCAGGTAAGTGAAAGTCCTTTTACCTTTACTGAGCAAGTGAAAAAGCAGCAGGGTGAAAGATGGGAAGGCGAAGTTACTCTCACCCCTTATAAAAGAGATGGTGTTGCTGAAATACAGGCATTCTTGGCAAAATTAAGAGGCAGGAGGGGAACGTTTTTATATGGTGATCCAGATTACCTTTCTTTAGGCCCAAGGGGTACAGCGAGTGGCACACCGCTAATAAATGGATCATTCTCCCGTGGTGACAATACAATTAGTGTGGATGGTTTTACTATATCGCAAAGCAATGTAGTCAGGGCGGGTGATTATTTACAATTAGATTCATCCTCAAATGCGGAACTATATATGGTTGTTGATGATGCTAACAGTGATGGATCGGGGAATGCGTCAATTAACATTGAGCCTGCTTTAAGGTCTGCCCCGGCTGATAATGAGGCCGTAACTATCACGGGGGCTAAAGGAGTATTCAGATTAACCGAAAACACTATTGAATGGTCAGCTAATCAATCGAATGTCTATCAGGTTTCTTTTGCTTTTAGAGAGGCAATAGATGAGTAGAAATCTTACGGCGGCAATGGTAACTGAGTTTACTTCTGACATGCTTTCCCCGATTATTTTAATAGATGCAGAATTTGACAGCGGTAATGTCAGGTTATGGACTGGATACGGTGATATAACTTTTGATGGAAATACTTATCAGGGTGGCGGCGATTTATTAGGCGTCTCTGTTATAGATGAAGTCGAATCTATAGAAGCTAATAATGTAACACTTTCTTTATCTGGTATTCCTTCCAGTCTTATTAGTACGGCCTTGACAGAGCAGTATCAGGATAGACCTGTAAGAGTTTATTTCGGTGCGCTTGATGAATCCACCGGAGCTTTAATTGGTGATCCTGAATTGATGTTCCGTGGCCGTATGGATGTTATGCGTATTCAGGAAGCTGGAGACACTGCCACGATATCAGTAAAATGTGAAAATAATCTTATTATACTGACCAGAAATAAGGAGAGACGTTATACAGATTCAGATCAAAAGCTTGATTATCCAAATGATACATTTTTCGATCAGGTAGATTCTATTCAAGATGCAGAGGTAGTATGGGGCAAGGGGCAAAGATAAGGCGGTATGATAACTGGCCTATTCTATTGGCCGAATATCTACAGTCTTGTGAAAATAAAAAATTCAGGTGGGGTACAAATGATTGCGTGATGTTTGCTATAAACGGCGTTGAAGCTATGAGTGGTTTTGACTTGGCTAAAGCCGTTGCAATTAGAGGCCAATATAAAACACGCAAAAAAGCCTATGAGATTGTTGATGAGCGTTTCAATAAAAGCACCGATTTAATATTTTCAAGAATACTCGGAAAGCCAAGCAATAATATCAAAAAAGCAAAGCGCGGCGACATCGTTCGATTCACGCAAGAAACAGGCCGCACTTATGGGCTGGTTGACGAATCCGGGAGAAGATTTGCTGCGATGGGGCCAAAGGGCGTTTATAGACTGGCTCTTAATAAAGCAGAATGTTTCTGGGGGGTTGGATAATGCCGTCAATTATTGTAGGGGCTGTGGTTTCAGCTATTGCGGGCGGTTTTACCGCAGCGGTAGGTACAGCTGCGCTTTTTTCAACAACTGCGGCATTAGTCGCCGGCGCGTCCTCTCTTGTGCTTGGTGCGCTTAGCAGAGCGCTTGCTCCAGACCCTCCAAGTTTAGACCAGCAAGGCACTAATAATATTAAATCCCGTGGAATTACAAGACAGGTCCGGCAGCCCATCACAACAAGAAAACTTGTTTATGGGGAAATTCGCGTATCAGGTCCTATTATAAGATTTGAAGCTACTAATAATAACAAGTTTCTCCATATCGCAATTGCTTTAGCAGATCATGAAATACAAGAAATCGGCGAAGTCTGGATTGATGATTATGCAATTACAGAAGATATGCTGGATGCAAATAATATTGTAAATACAGGCCGATATAATGGCTTGATTAGAATTAATAAGCATTTAGGAACGGAAAATCAATCAGCGGACAGTGACCTTGTAAGCGAGACAAGCGCGGATAGTAATTCACGCGCTCGCGGAGTGGCATATATATACGTAAGGCTAGAGTTTAATAGGGATAAGTTTCCATCTGGAATTCCCAATATATCAGCATGGGTTAAAGGGCGTAAATTATTTGATACCAGAGACGATACTACAAGATATAGTCCTAATGTAGCATTGATGGCATATGACTATCTAAAAGATGATAGAGCGGGATATGGCGCACTAGATGCCGAGGTTGATGATAGTGCTACAGATAGTGCAGCGAATATATGTGATGAAATACAAGCCACCGCAGCTAAAGATTTTACAGTTTTAGATGTAGATGCATCGACTGATAGAATCGAAATGGATCAGGACCTTTTATTCCTGCAAACAGGAGACCAGATCAATCTGACTGGTACACCGCCTACAGGATTAAGTACGGGAACTGATTACTATGTAATTGTTTATCAACGTAAAAAGAATGACACTTACAGCCCTCGTATTCAACTTGCCACAAGTTTAGATAATGCCATTGCGGGAACGGCTATTGACTTCTCCGGCACGTCTTCAAGCTTTGGCGTTCGTAAAGTTGGTGAACCAAGGTATCATGGCGGTGCGGTTCTTGATACACAAACTAATCTGAAAACAAATATAGAAGATATAATATCCGGTATGGCTGGAAGGGCTATATATGCGTCTGGCCAATGGACGCTTTTAGCCGGGGCTTATAATGCGCCTACAATAACTCTGGATGAATCCAAGATTATTAGTGCTATTGATGTAGATACCAAAGTTTCTCGAAGAGATAGATTTAATACCGTAAAGGGTACTTATATATCTCCTATTAATAATGGGCAGCCTTCTGATTATCCGGCTGTTACAAATTCTACATATATCACGCAGGATAATGGTGAGGAAATAATACGAGACATTGATCTTGTTGTTACTCAACGCCCACACACAGCGCAGAGAATTGCAAAAATTGAGCTGGAGAAGATGCGGCAGGAAATATCTTTCTCCGCTGATTTTAGTTTACACGCTATGCAGCTAAGGGCGGGTGATACTGTAAATATCACAGTTAATAGATTTGGATGGTCTACAAAGATTTTTGAAGTCACTAAATGGCAGCTAAATCTTCAGGCGATGACTGTCAATATGACATTGAGGGAAACTGCCACAACGGTTTATGATTGGAGTTCAGGTGAAGAAACGGCAGTTGATCCCGCGCCTGATTCTAGTTTGCCAGATGCGTTTACCGTTCAGCCTCCCGGAAAGCCCTCTGTCACAGAATCTTTGTTTAGTGCGAGAGAGGGCGCAGGAGTTAAAGCAAGGGCAACAATTACAGCGGCAGAATCTCCTGATGCTTTTGTTGAAAGCTACCAATTTAGATTTAGACTTGAGAGCGAAACAGATTATACAACACTCCCCCCCACATCAGAAAACGGCGATATAGTAGATGACATTGTGCCGGGCGTTTATTTCTTTGAAGCCAGAGCAATAAATCAACTTGGAGTTAGGAGTGAATGGGCAATAAGTGATCCCATAGAGATTGAAGGATTGGGTGCAGAGCCTGCAGCCATTACTGGATTGACCATACAGGGGATATCCTCACTAGCTCTTTTAAGATTTGATGCACATCCTGATCTTGATGTTAGGCAAGGCGGCAAGATTATTTTCAGACATACCCGCGCAGGATCTACATGGTCTGACAGTATAAGTATTGGTAAATCCGTAAATGGTGCTGTTACAGAGGCCCTTTTACCTCTTAAGCCCGGAACTTATTTAGCCCGAGCGGTTGATAGCAGTGGTGTTCAGGGTCCAGTTGCAAGCGTTCAAACAGACGCTGGAAAAGTTCTTAATTTTACACAACAAGCACAAGTTATTGAAAGCCCGACATTTCCCGGAACAAATAACGATACAGTAGTTGTTAATGATACACTAAAACTAGATAGTGCCGGGGACTTTGATAGCATTTCTGATTTTGATTCCATTTCATCACTTGATGAGATAGGCGGAGGCGTTCAATCAGATGGCACATATACCTTTGATACAGGCATTGATCTTGGGAGTGTGCAAAATACGCAGTTAATCAGCGAGATAGAAAGCGTAATTGAAAACATTCTAAATCTTATAGATGATAGATCAGACAATATTGATACTTGGGATAGTTTCGATGGGGATAATGCAGGTGTAGCAGATGCATCTGTATATGTAAGATCAACAAATGATGACCCGACAGGAAGCCCTACTTGGAGTAGTTATGAGCTTTTAGACGTTGGCGAATACAATGCCAGAGCGTTTGAATTTCAATGCAGATTGACGACAACTGACCCTTCCTATAACATATTGATAAGTAAATTGGCAGTGGAGGCCGTAAATTAATGTCACAAAATGATTTTGTTGTTGCTAATGCTGGTGGTGCAACAGTAAGAGCCGATATAAATAGTGCTTTACAAGCTTTAGCAAGCTTATCAAGCGGCAATTCTTCGCCAGGAACGACTTATTCTGGTCAATTATGGTGGGACACAACCAATAATAAAATTAAAATCAGAAACTCTGCAAATTCCGCTTGGATTGAAGTATTTGATTTTGACGGTTCCACAATTTCTTTAGCTTCTACAGACTTCCCTACGCTTGGCTTCCCTGATCAGGGTGAATTAACTATTAGTTCAGGATCAATTACTTCTACAGGCGTTTATCATACTGTAGACACAGAATCCGATGCAGCAAGTGATGATCTTGATACGATTACAGCCGGAAGTGATGGCCAGCTTTTAATTATACGCCCTGAGAATGATGGCCGAACGGTAGTTATAAAAGATGGCACAGGAAATATACAAACACCTCTTGGTAATGATCTTACATTAGATAGCACAGATAAAGCTGCGGTATTAATTTATGATACTGCTAAATCAGTTTGGCTTGTTTTGGCTGGACCCGCAGAAATAGCCACACAATCCCAAGCCGAAACCGGAACAGACAGCACAACGCTTATGACCCCGGAGCGCACAAAGCAGGCTATTGCTGCGCAGACGAGCAAGAGTATTGGCGACGGGCAGACGTGGACAGACGTATCGGCGAGCCGAAGCGCAAGCACCACATACACAAATTCTACAGGCACTTCTATAACTGTCATAATTACAAAACGAGACAATGAAGCATCTGGAGGTCTTTCTGTTTCTGTGGATTCTTTAAAAATTGCAGAAGATATTTTGGTAGTTTCTGGGGATTTAACAACTACGATTAGCTTTATAGTTCCTGATGGGTCAACATATGAGGTTACTAAAAACGCCGCCATTCAAATTTCAAATTGGGTAGAATTGAGGTAAATCATGAAATATTTTAAAGATCAAAACAGTAAAGTATGGGCTTTTGAGGATGATGGCAGTCAGGATCACCTTATTAAAGAAAACATGGTTGCTATAACTGAAAGTGAAAAAGAGCATCTTATACAACCGTCTGAAGAACAATTAATTGCAAACAAGAGAATGCATATAAAGGTGCGGCTCGCAGAAATTGATCGTGAGTCTGTCCGCCCCCTTCGTGCCGTTAATGCCGGGACGGCCTCACAATTTGACACGACCAAGCTGGCCGAACTTGATGCTGAGGCAGAAACGCTGCGGGATGAGTTGGCCACGCTATGATCTTTGACATCCTGACCATACTCACATTCGCGCTTGCCTATACGATTAAGGGGGGAAGCCTTAAGCACGCCTCGCCCCAATACGGCGAATGGAAAGAGGCGTTCCGCTCAAAGTCATGGTGGCATGATCGCATCTTAGACGGCAAGGTATTCTCGACCCTGATCGTGTTTGCTTACAGCTTGCTCCTGTATTCTGACTATCAGGGCATGGAAGGTGCAATACCGCAATTCGACCTTAACGTGTGGCCTGCCCTCGGTGTTGCATTTGCATGGCTGATTGCCGTTGCCCCTTCTATGGGTGAGGAAAACGGTGCTATTGGCCATATGAAAGGCGCATGGGGGTTTTATATAGACAGCGGTGCTGGCCGGGAGTACGGAGTCAAGAAAGCCATACAGCGCGGTGTATTCATGGGCGCGGCAATGGCCGTGGCTACAGGTGACACCACGTTCATACTCGCCTCGCTGGCCTATGTGCCCATTGTGTTTATTGGGCAGGAAATCAACCGCCGCTTTAATCTGGGTGTTGGCTGGGCCTTAACCGAGCCAGCTAAGGGCGCGATCATTTTTGGGGTATCTTTCGCGTATATATAGGGGGAGTAATTGGATAAGACTTATGACGATGGATTACGAGAAGGCAAGCTTAAAGCATTGGAACAGCGCATGACTAACACAGAAGGGCGTATTGACCATCACGAAAAGCGTTTGCAGATATTAGAGCGTCTGGCGTGGATTATGTTTGGCGGGCTTTTGCTTATGAAGTTTTTGCCAGAAATACAGCTATTTTTCCAGTCTGTATGATGGATACCGAAAAGCTACGTCAGGAATTATTAAGAGATGAGGGATTTATCCCTCATGCTTATAAGGACAGCGAAGGCTATTTAACTATCGGAATAGGCAGGCTGATAGATAAAAGGATAAACGGCGGAATCAGCAAAAGTGAAGCGATGATCTTACTTAATAATGATCTGCAGATATCTATCATGGAGCTTGAGACAAACTTTGACTGGTTTACAGACCTGAATGATACAAGGCAACGCGCAATAGTGAATATGTGCTTTAATCTGGGCCTAACAAAGCTGATGAAATTCAAAAATATGCTTTCCGCTATTGAAAGACAGGATTTTGATGAAGCCGCAGATGAAGCTTTAGATAGTAAATGGGCTATTCAGGTAGGTGCAAGGGCTGAGAGAATTGCCGAGATGATTCGGTATGGTTGACACTTCCCCGCATATTAAGTAATATAATCTTAGCGAGTTAAGCAGGGATTAAAAATGAAAAAATATATCGGATCGACAGTACGCCACTTAATCACTACATATGGCGGTGTATTAGTCTCAAGCGGTATGATAGCTAAAGATGATCTTCAATTATTGGCCGGGGGGTTGGCCGTACTTGCTGGATTGGTTTGGTCCTACGTGAATAAAAAGTTCTTTTCTAAATAGGTTCTCTTCAAAGTGTGTAACTCAGCCCCTCCGGGGGCTCTTTTTTTGCCATGTGGAAAATATTTAAAATTCTACTCAGTATAACAGCCAGTCTTGCCGGATATCTGGAAGATAAGCAGCTTATTGAGGCCGGAAAGGACAAGGCGGAAAACCGGGAATTGCGAAAGGTATTAGAGAATGTCAAGAAAGCACGTGAAGCTTCTAAGCGTCTTGATGATGATATGCGTAACAGGCTGCGTGAAAAATACAACCGTTACTGAATATTGCGAGATTACCAAGCCAGCGCACTTAACCATTGAAGGCTTGGCAGTGTATGATTGTCTTTGCTCTGATGATCCGGTTGATGAGGCTTGTAATTAATTATTAGGCGGAGTGGCCATCTCAATCATATAAATGATGTTATAAATTGCATCCTCTAAGGATATATAGCTATCATACATAAATGCATCATCTTCCCATATGCCAGATTCTATATATTTAATTTCAGGGCTATGACCTTGCGGGGCACAATCAAAATCCCATGATAAATCACATACGCCTATTTTATACCACCATGTAGGGTATTTCTTACGGAATGCTTGTAAAGCAGCCAGATCATTAAGTGTTAAATCAAGGTTTTTCATTTTTGCTGACTGATAGATTCTGAGATTGCGTTTACCAATTTATCAGTTTCATCTATATCGCATCTGTAAACGCTTTCACCATGAGGATAAATCTCCCAGTATGGGCCATTACAGCATCCTAATACATCATAGACATCTAAATATATAGATACATTTGCATTTCCACTTTTAACCATAAATCTTGCCATTGCGCCAGCAAAAGGCGGGATAATTTTAACTTCCCATTCTTGCTTAAATTTTATATATGGAATTTCTTGCGAACATTCACGCCATTTCTCTAAGCGTTCAATTTCATGCCTGCTTAAAAACTCTTTAATATGATTATCCATTACAAACCTCCCGCCCATAATGCTTATTAATAGCTTTGCCGTAATGTTCACAGTTATAAGCCGCCACAGCGTCCTGACGGGCCACCTCACGGCTTGCGCCCTCCATCGCCACGTAAACTATGCCAACAAGCACACAGGCTGCTGTGAGGCCCGTACAGATGCCGCGTATTATTACCTGCTTAATCATTGCCCTCGTCCCTTAGTAAGTTGGCGCATATTTCCCCAAAAGATATAAGCAAAACTTCACTGAAATAGTAGTCATCAAGACTGTCTCCATGACGATAGGTAGCTTTATCGAATATCTGCTCCTTGTTCGCCTTCATCTCATCCCATTTCGGCTTGATGCGAGCGTATTCCTCAAGGGCTTGGTGTATATATTCTATAGTGCCTCTGTTCACCAAAGCCTGATCGTCATTAGCTTTTTGGTCTGCAATAATTTGACGGCAATAATCCATCGCTACATTTACATCACTCATTGTTTTTGCTCTCTCCTAAACCAGTGGTCCTCATGGTTGCGCAGTAGTTCTTTACGTACTCGATCTTGCTCTGCCTCAGCCATGCTCTGATATTTCTCTTTTATCTGTCCGGGATGCTTACCGCGAACGATAGTTTCTTCGTCAAATTTACTCGTATATATCATTTCTCCCCCCGGAGATTAATCGCCTTCTTTGATAAAGACGCCATTTTTGACGATTCCCTTGCGGTCCTTAATCTCATCGTAAGCAGCTTCTATTGCACTCTCAACGCTTAATCCTTCATACTGCTCTGCAATGATAACCAGAGTTACTATCACATCGCCTATACCATCCCGTATATCATCTATCCGGTTTTTATTAATGGCTCTGGCAAGCTCTCCTAGTTCTTCCATTGTTTTCAGGCACTGCGTTTTAGCATCCGTGCCCTCAATTAGATTCCTGTCATGCGCCCATTGGCGGATTAAATCAAATGTCATTATCTTGGCCTCACATCACGTATTAACTGATCAATGGCAGTAGCTTCTGGATGCAGCCATTCAATCAATCCAGAAATTGAGACTGCAAGAGATATTGTAAAACATAAAAAACATAAACCAGTTACAACATGTTCTTCTTTTTTCAATAATGATAAAAAAGAAAGCGATAATATAAAAAATGCCATAGCCAGTGCGCCTGATATTGAGAATGAAAGAATCCCACTTGTTGCCGCACGTTCTGCATATAGCTGAACAGTTTCTGATCCAGTCGTTTGCAATATCTCAATTATTTTATCTATAGATTTTTCGTTCATTTCCGTTCCTTCCATACAATTTTTTTAATTCTCTCAGGAACACGGGAAACTTGATGTTCCCAGTTCCACACCGTCCGCCATGATACGTCAAACATGCGGCCAGCTTCCTCTAACGTAAGATCATTACGCTCCCTGAATTCTTTAACCTTTTGCGAATCTGCCATCTTTACCCCTGTATCGTTGTGTTTTTTTGTCGTAGCGTTTCTTGGTTAGTATGTCGTTATTGACTTTAAACAATCTGTCTTTATCGGATTTTAGATTAGAGATTTCGCGATCTAAATCTTTAATAATATCTCTATAATCATCTAATCCACCTTCTAAACGATTTATATAAGCTCGTGAATCTAAATACCTTTCTTCAAGATCCGAATATTTAACTGCAAGATCTTTATGCATTTTTTGCAACTTATTATAATCATTCCATAATGGGAAAAGTCTTTTAAACATGGTCTCTCTCCTTTTTTATTATACTATGTTCTATTTCATGAAAGGTCAAGGCCAAAATAATCAGGCTGAGGTAGTGTGATTCCTTGCAGTGTTACAAAAATTTCAACTTTCATCATGTAATCGTTGAATTCTTTTTTGCTCAGCTTGGCAGATGATTTGGGCTTTACATACGCATTGCCGAATATATCAATTCCCTCATCTACGCCTATAAACTGACGCTTGAATGCTTCGTGCAATTCATCGCTTGTATAGCCTAGTTCATCGCCTATAACTTTAAGCCATGTCCAGTATAGAGCGTTAGCCTGATTGCTACGCTTAACTGGCTTTATATGCACCTCGTATTGCTCATATGGCAGCTTAGCTATCTCACTGAGGCAGTTCCTTAGTACGTACTCACTGATTATTTTGAAAATCATGTCTAAACCTCGCTATTAATTCACAGCACTTATCGTAATCACCTGAATGATCCCATAAGAGACCGGCAAGCCATTTGGCTCTATCAAGGTATTCGCCCCAATATCGCTTTTCTCCCACCTGATGCTGCATATGATGTTCTTCCCAAAACATCGGAACACATCTGTTATCCGGTGGCTTCTTACCCATCGCAAGATAACCGTGCCTTATATGCGCAGCCTGACACTCTCCTACCTTGCCAGTTACTACACAGGGAAGCCGGGCGATAAACCTGCGGTGTTTTTCTGATCTAGCCATAATCTAGAAGGGGATCTCTTGATCCATATCATCAGGCGCAAAGCCTTCATAAGCCGTCTGCTCTGGCCTTTGTTTACTACCTAATAGCTTAATCTCTCCCTTATATGGCCTCAATACTACCTCAGTGGTGTATTTGTCGTTACCTTGCTGGTCAGTCCATTTCCGGGTTTCTAACTGGCCGCAGAGATAAAGTTTATCTCCTTTGTTGACATAGCTTTCAATCAGCTTGATTAGGGGATCTGCGAATACAACTACGCGGTGAAACTCAGCGCGCTCCTGCTTTTGCCCTTGCTGGTCTTTCCAATGCTCACTTGTGGCTATGGTAAAGTTTGCAACCTGCTTTCCGCTGGACATATTCCTGATTTCCGGCTGAGTTGCGACATTGCCGATAATTTGCATTTGGTTTAGTGATCCTGACATTTCTAGCTCCTAATCATTAAAGTTGTTCCACCATTATCAAGCGTACATCCGGGTACGTTCATCCCATTCTTGTAAGCCTGATTGATAGCTGTTTTATCTACGCTTAATTTACAATATTCAGGCGGTACTTGTAATTCATCCTGAATGATCGGTTTAGGCGGCACTGTTTTAAAAGATACAGTCCCCTCAACGCCTTTGTATTGATTCTGACCGGACTCGGTAAGCAATGTGCCTATCAAGTCTCTCAGCTTATCCTGACGCCTCTCAGCGGCTTTTTTACGTGCCTGCAATTGATCCACCCTTTCTTTTATGGCGGATTCAAATGTTTTCTCATCTGCAAACTTGCGTAAAGCCCATTCAATCAAATCATTGATAGAAGTTTCAGCTTCGATCATGTCCGCAATTAAATCAGGATCATCCCCGCATTGCTCTATAATGTGTTTCCGCAGTTCACGGGCTTTTTCTATTTCAGATTTAACGCTCATTTTCTGCCTCCTGCTTTGTATTAAACTCATTCAATTTACTGGTGTATTGAGTTTCAAGAATTTCATACCAATCCGGCTTTTGTTTTTTTAGATTATTAAGAAAATTTTGGCTATCAGCCCAAGTGGCTTTTAATTGGTTTGCTGATTTAGCCTCATTCATAAGCTGCTTAATTTTTGCGCATGTGTTTTTAATTTCCTCATCATCTGGTTTATTCTGCGCTTGTTTTGCCTTTTGGAAATTGCCCTGCTCTTGTGAATCCGCGTCTTGATCGCCAGTAGCGACCTTTAGCAATGAGCGCAAAAACATTTTTTCCGCATATGATTGCGCTTGCCCGCTCGTTTGAGGGCCGACAAAACGAACGTCAACGCTGCGCATCAGCGGGCCATAGCTTTGATCTGCTCCCTCATGCAAAAGATAAAACTCATATATATAGTATGCAAAAAGCGAATCTTTAAAAGACCCATCCTTCTGTTTTTCAGGCACGTTTATATGCTCACGCGATATCTCATTAGAAACTACATTCAATCCTGCCTCCGATAATTTTGGACGTAGATCCTCTAAAAAATCATCAATGCTGGCATACTCATAATTAGCGAATTTATTCTTCTCTGTTTTGCGGATCTTATGGACCTCTTTCATCGCTTCTGTAATTGCCTTTGATATAGCGGGCGGTGCGCTTTTTAAACTTTCAGTCATTTTTACCTCTTTACAAGTGTGTTTCAATACGCATATATTATGAGGGCTTTCATGAAATGTAAAGCATAAATTTTAACCAAGGAGAAAAAAATGATAGACGATACAGCGAAACAGAGATTAACCGCTTATATTGAAAAGATTGAACGGCTGGAAGAAGAAAAGGCCGGAATAGGTGAGGACATTAAGGAAGTGTATAACGAAGCTGGCAGCGTAGGTTTTGACAAAAAGATTATGCGGCAGGTTGTTAAAGCACGGAAGAAAAGCCGGGAGGAACTGACGGAAGAACAGGAGCTTCTGGATCTTTATCTTGAGGCAGTCACTTAAGCCTTTACACAATGCCGGAGATTTAATAAATTACAAATGCGGGGGCTTATTGCCTTTGCGTTAAGATTAAGAATTGGGCTTGTTGCAGAAGCCCATTAAAGCTTCTTCAAAATGAGGTCCGGGTGCTGCAACCACTCGGGTCTCGTTTTGAGGAAGTTTTTTTATGCCTAAAATTGTATTTACGGAACAGGAATTAGAAGATTATTTATGCTCAGATGATAATTTGCAAAGACATCTTGGTCTTAGATTTGTAGGTAGGCAGGTTAGGACACAAGCTGGAATCATCGACATATTAGCCTATACAAAAACACAAGAAAGATTTGTAATTATAGAGCTTAAAACTGGCCTTCTTGATAGCAAGGCATTTTTTCAGCTTGAAAGATATGTGCATTGCTTTGAATTTACTAAAGGCAGAGAGCCTTTTAGGCTTCTCGTTGGAAGTGAATTATCCGAAGATTTGCATTACAGCGTTCATTTATACAGAAAACGTTTTTGTGATCGTTTTACAAGCTATGCTTTGTATGGCTTTGATTTCGATACGCCAATTTCTTTTTGCTATTACAATATAAACCAGCAAAAGATAGAGAGAGGTACTTGCTATGATTAAAATTAAAGAATGGTCATCTTATCAGTCATATAAAGACCGTAAACCGCCGTGGATACGCTTACATAAAAGTATGTTGGATAATTACGAATATCACATGATGAGCGCAGAGGCCCGTGCTTTGCTTCCAATGCTATGGTTACTGGCCAGCGAAGATGATGATCCCGTATCGGGATTGATACAAGATAGTTACGACAAGATAACATTTCGTCTTCGCATAGATAAAAAGGTTTTTGAAAAATGCCTTAAAGAAATCAATCAAGCAGGCTTTATAGAGATAAGCCAAGATACTGATTTTAAAAAATGTAATCAATTTGTAACTGATCCGTTACAGGATAGTGGTCAATTCGTAACCCCAGAGACAGAGACAGAGACAGAGACAGAGACAGAGACAGATATACGCGATGCTTTGAATGAATATAATTCTGTTGCTCAGGAAAACGGATTGCCAATAGCGCAGAAATTGACTTCTAAAAGAAAAATAGCCTTGCGAGCGAGGTTAAAGGATTCTGGGGGGATTGAAGGATGGAAACATGCAATGCAGAAATTAGAAAAAAGTGATTTTTGCACTGGCAAGATTAATGGATTTAGGGCGGATTTAGATTTCGTCTTACAAGAAAAGTCATTTACTAAACTTATGGAGGGATCATATGACAACCGAACAGGAGGAACTAATGCAAAACCAACTCGACAACAAGACATCTACGAACAAGGGAAACGCTTGCTGGACAAATACGGAGGTTAGCAAGCTTGTAAAAGCCATGATGGTATATTTCGTGGATCTGGACGACTACGGCAAAGGCGTGAACATTGAGACGACGATGGAAAAATACCGCTTATATTTTGATAAGCTATACACGGTGGATCAGATTATAAACGCTATACATGAGCATTGCGGGAAGAAAAGCAAGATTCCCAAGGTTTGTGATTTAGAGCCGATACTCAATCCGCAGCCAGCCGTAGTAACGGAATCACAATACATCGAAGCGCAGAAGGCGCAGGAGAAAAACGGCTATCCGGCTTATTCCCCGGAGGCAATGACAATACAGGAGTACAAGCGGCAAAAAGATGCAATGCATAGTAAGCCGGTTGAAGGGCTAAAACGCATAGAGACAGATGCGAAGCCCAAAGAACAGCATGTTCAGGGCAGGACATGCACAGATCCGCATGGCAAAGAAAAAGCAAGAATAATAGTTGAAGGCTTAAAGCGGGGCATAGGGCCACAGCAAGCCCTTGCAGAAGGCGGGTTTTAAGCAAAGGCTTATATATAAAGACCCACGGGATATTGAGAGGATATAAATTTCATGAAAAAAGTTATTGACAGCACGGAATAAAAGCCCTATCTTGTGATTATAAGCAATGTACACACTGAAGGAGGCAAAATGACTAAACTACAGCAAATGGCGGATGTCATGGATGATTTAATTGAATATGCCGAACTTGGCAAAGATCAAATTGAATATGAGGTAAAAAACAGAATTCAAGGAAGTGTTTATAATGAAGATGATGTTAAAGACGCAAAAATACTAATACGAAAAGCACAAAGATTAGTAAAAGAAAATATGTGATGTCTTGGTATTGCGAAAATTGCAAAAAATCTTTTAGTCCTCTTGGTATGCCAAGACATAGAAAAATGCATGAGCAAAACAAAGAGGATTGCGTATTCACGGTTCATAGAATGAAAAACGGAAACTTGTTTAAGTTTACTTACACTTATAAATTTTCTCAGCACATAGGAGACAACAATGGATAAAGAATCACTACAGCAAGCCTTAGACTGGCTGCAGATAGTCAGGAGCAATTATCAGCAAACCACCACAAAGCTGATGCTGGACTTTGACGCCCTGAAAGCAATCGAGATCAAAGACGGCAAGTGCAAAAACGGTGATGTACTAGAAGCACTGGATATGATTGATGATTTGTTTTCGGATATTTTGGAAAGCATTGATTGCGAGTTAAGAGAGGAAGTCGATCATGAGTGATAAGGTAGACAGCATAAACAAAGAGCTTACGGATATGGCGGAAACTGCCTATATCGCCCGGCCTTTATACGGCAAGTTTAATTTATCCACGGCTTATCAGGAACCAGTGGAGGGGGCTACAAAATATGTCCGCGCTGACATTTCCTCTCAATGGCAACCAATGGAAACAGCTCCTAGTGGTGGAATATATGTTTTAGTTGCTGTTAATGATAAAGTCACATATGCAGCGCATTACACAGGCAAAAAAAGCGGATGGTGGGGTTATGATGGTACTCCATTAAAGTCTCGGCCCACGCATTGGATGCTATTACCTAATCCACCGGAGGCCAGCGATGATAATTAATCCAGACAGATTTCGCATATGGCTATTAGCCATGATTATGCATGATGCAATACAAATGCCTGCAAATGATGATGAGCCAATGAGATGTGTAAAATGAAAATACTTTCTCTGGATCTTGGCAGTATAACCGGATGGGCTATGAACTCAGACGGAATTCATGGCGGAGTGCTAAATTTAAAAGGCGGCAGATACGAAGGCGGGGGGATGCGATTCTTGCGCTTTAGGCAATGGCTGGATGCGCTCCCGGTAATTCCCGAGGTAATTGTATACGAGGAAGTTAGACGCCATATGGGGACAGATGCGGCCCATATATACGGAGGACTGCAAGGCCAGCTAACAGCATGGGCGGAAGAACGCAAGATTCCGTATGAGGGTATCCCAGTTGGCACGATAAAGAAATTCATTACAGGTAAAGGCAATGCGGGAAAGAAAGAAGTGATCGCCGGAGTTGAAAAAAAAGGCTTCGCGCCTGAAGATGATAACCACGCGGATGCGCTGGCATTGCTGCTTTATAAGATGAACTACACTGATTTATAAAAATGTATTTTTCATGAAATTAATTGTTGACGTAGGGGAATAAAAGCCCTATATTAAGAACATAAGCAAACGCACACAGAAAGAGATTGAGATGAGCAAATACGAAGCAAGAATAAACAAGCAAGGAAATGAATTTTATGCGCTTATAGTTCGTATTGACTATGATGGCGAAGAAAACGTGATTCATGGCTATAAAGGACGTTTTTTTAAAACAATGAAAGCAGCTCAAAAATCAACCAGTAATCACATTGGCAAGATCATGGCTTTGAGAAATGCTCAATAATCAAAACACAATCAAGGGCTATAAACCCAAGTATGATAAAAGCTACAGGGTGACATGTGCTGTATTCAGAATGCTTAAATCAGGAAAAGTAGATAAAAATTGCGCTGTTAAATTGCTGGAAAAAAGGGCCAAAATACAAAACGCAACGGCGCAAGGCACGGTTGAGCTTTGGTTAAAATATCCACTAAAGCATTTAAGATGAAGTCCAGCAAATTCGACATAATAGCAATGTCAGATGACTGGCTAAACGGGCAGTGGCAGAGCATGGAAGATTACTACAGGCACTATGATGTAACACACGCTCAGGCGTTGCAGATAATAAACCTTGGGCGGCAACTTAGACAGCAATGGATAAATGGAGAAAATGATGGACATTCAAGCGATACTTAAAAGTCACCGAGACTGGCTGAATAGTGTAAAAGGGGGCCAAAGAGCCAACCTTTGGGACGCCGACCTACGAAACGCCGACCTTGAGGGAGCCAACCTTGAGGACGCCGACCTTGAGGGAGCCAACCTTGAGGACGCCGACCTTGAGGGAGCCAACCTT